ATGATCACTGCCATTCGCGAAGTCCGGCGGGCCAAGGGGCTGACGCTTGAAGAGGTGGCCGCCCGCTGCGAGCCGCCGACGACCGCACAGACGATCGGTCGGCTGGAGATGGGCACGCGGACCGTCTCGGTGGGCTGGCTCAACCGGATCGCGAAGGCGCTCGGCGTCGATGCGAGCGATCTCGTTAAACTGCCGGACCGGCCCGAGCTGCCAGTCGCGGCCCTGATCGGCCCCGATGGCGCACACGCGCCGCGCAAGACGGCCGTCGTGCTCCCGCCGCGCGCCGAACCGGCGCTGATCGCGGTGATCGCCGAAGCGTCAGTCGGCGATTATCGTGCCGGCGACGAGATCTGGTGCGAGCGGCTGGCCCCCGAGGCTTTCGGCGCCGCGCTGAACCGCGACGTGCTCGTCCCCCGCCCGGCCGGGCGCTTTGCCTTTGGGCGACTGCTCGGGCGCGAGGATGGCAAGATCCACATGCTCCCGCTCGGCGCCGGCGCGCGCCAGCAGGTCTATCAGGACCCGGCCTGGATCGCGCGCGCTGTCCGGTTGGTGCGCACGCTCTAGCCGCGGCTTGCGTCGCCGGCTCGCTTCAGGCAGAGCCGCGTCGCCCGGGCGGTTAGCTCAGTTGGTAGAGCATCTCGTTTACACCGAGAGGGTCGGCGGTTCGAGCCCGTCACCGCCCACCAAGAAAATCAGGCACTTAGCGCGATGTCCCGACAGGTTCGGGTGGTACGCGAGAACCGGCCAAGCGCTTTGTTCGCTGGCTGTTCGCCTGCTGTTTGCCCCACACCCCCGCGCCGGTCTGTGTTTGAGGGAGGACGGTGATGGCGGAAGTGACGCAGGCTGACCGCGAGACGGCCTGGATCATCGCCCGGTTCTTTCTCGGCAACAGCGGCAGCTTCCCCGACGAACTGCGCGACGGGCGGATCGAGCGCCATTTCCTACTCGACGTGCTGGCGAAGCATCGCACCGCGACTGGTGATTGGCTCCCCGCCTCGCCGTCCGCCAAATCCTGAAAGGTGAAGATGATGAGTGAGGCAGTTTGGAAGCGATATCAGAACGACTTCAACAACCTAACCGACGCGCAGATCGACGACGAGACGCGCCGATGCCGCGATGCTGTCGAGGAAGCCGAGGATTGGCTTGAAGCCGTTGCTGCGTGGGAAGCTGCTGGCAAGCCCCGCCGCGCCCTTCTGGAGAACCCCCATGCTGGAAAGGAACTGTGATGAAAGGTGATCTGCGCTGCATTGAAGGGCGTCTCTGGCGGCACGATCCCCACGCCGACGATCCCGACCTTGAAACCGACATCGGCCAATGTCCCGACTGTTCCGGAGATGGCTGCGGCGACGATGGCGAGCCGGTGAGCAAGGCCGGCCGGTCGCAAAGGTGGCTCAATGGATAGCCTCTCCACACGCATCTCCGCCGCGAGCGGGCCGAGCAGGGAGCGCGAAGAAGCTGCGAACGTCTGCATCCACGCCGACCCCCGCTGCATCGATGATCCGTGCCCATATGGCATCTGGCGCGTGCTGTGCGATCCATCCCTCCGCGCCCACGAGCAGGCAGGAACGAAGGAAACCGACGATGAATAATCAGGACAGCGGCTATGCGTCGAGCGCGATTTGCTTCGCCGCCGAACAGATCAAGCAAGCATGGCAGGAGGCCGCGTGGGAGCAGATGCGCCCGAGCGTCGTGCTCAAGCCTGTGTTGTCCAAGGACGGCAGCATGTGGTGCGCTCTGCTCGGCGACGACCTGATGGCCGGCGTTTCCGGCTTCGGCGAGACACCAGCCAAGGCAATGTATGCCTTCGATCAGGCGTGGCACAGCCCAAAAGGCTATCACACGATCCCGGAGCAGGCCCGAACGAAGGAGACGGGGAAGTGAGCGAATACCCCAACCGCGAGCAAGGTAAGCGGATGCTGGAAGCTATCGGCGACTTGGCCGGGGCGATCTATGCGCACAACATGGATCGCGACCGACGCGAGAAGGTGCGAGTGGCGCTAAGAACCTTGATTGACGAGGTGCTGATCGTCGCCGCCCGCCACCACCAGGAGCAAACCGATGACTGAACCGAGCGAGGAAGTGCTGCGGGAGGCGCGAGCGCTGACGATAGCTGCTTGCCGCATCACCGGATGGGACGGCGTTGCTGCGCGCTTAGAGAAAGGCTGGACGCCCGAACCGGGCACGCGGGAAGCTGACTTGCTGGAGAGCTATTCCACCCTCCTCTCCGAACTCTCGCGCCTGCGGGCCGAGGTGGAGGTGTTCCGGAGGGCGTTGGAGGCGATCGTATCGATTTCGGACAGCGACGAAGAAGAGCTGTGGGCCGTAATCGCAACGAGAATGGCACGCATCGCCCGCACCGCACTCGGAGGCGCGCAACATGGCTGATCCAGACGCCTACACCTTTGAAGAAATCAGCGCCGAAGCCTTCAAGGCGCTGCCCGGCCATGTCCGGCAGATGAACGCGGTTCTCTACAAGTTTTCCGAAGGCGGTGAGATCGTGGGCCGCGAGGTATTTATCGATTACGCCCTGCCCTCGGTCTACTTCCGCGCTGTTCGCAAGGAACCGCAACATGGCTGATCTTGTCGAGACGCTGGCGCGGAAGCTAGCGAGCCGAGAGGCGATCGCTGCGGAACGCGGCGCGAAGGCGGATGCGGAGAGGTGGCGGCAGCGTATCGAAGCCGAGCCCGAAAAGCGCGTCATGTTCGAGGGCTTGCAGCAGATGGCAGAGCGATTGGCTATCCGCGCCTTGGAGCCAGCCCGTGCGAAAGCTCGGGGTACGCTGCTCTTCCTCGCCGACAACATCACGCCGAGGATGGTGGAGGCGGCAAGAGAGCAAGCGACGCATCGGGCTTCGTCCGCGATCCCTGAATACACGATGCGGATTATCCTCGCCGCCGCGATCCGCGCGGAAGCTGGAGAGTGAAGATGCATATCCGCTTTACTGGAAGAAGAGGATGGAAGCAGGTGTTCCTCCTAACGCTCTGCGCAGTTGCGACGAGCGTTACGGGGGACGTCGTAGCGGTCGCCGTCTTTTTGTCAGCGGCGTCCATCATCGCGGCAATCTACGACGTACAACCGGGGAAAAGCGATGGATGAAGAACTTCGCGCGGCCATTGAGCACACGAAGCAGCGAATAGCCGATGCCGTCCCGCCGCTCCCGACTAAGAGACCTGCGAAGCGACGCGAGGATGTCCCCACAAACGTCATCAGCTTTGACGGGCATAAGGCGCAGCGCTACATCGAGCGCTTCGGCTTGACGAACTTCTGCCGGCTTGTGAGCGCGAGCTGCCTTTTCGAGTTCAGAGGCCATCAGGTTCTCCAAAAGGTGGATCGCCCCCCTTTAACTTGATTTACGACAAGAGTCTCGTCTCATCCCGGGGCGTTCACATCCGTTCCGCTAGACACGGTTGACCATGAAGCAGAGCCTCGCCCCTCAATCTCAGGGGTGAGGCAATGATTCGATATGTTCTGGCTGCATTGGCGGCCCTGCTCACGTGCGCGCCGGCAAGTGCGGCAATCGTCTACGACCTGGATGTGGATGAGTACAACCCATCAGCCGCGCTCAGCGCCGACCTGCCCAACGGCACTTACGATATCGAGATGACGAGTTCGATGCAGGCTTTGCTGCGCGTCTATTACTTCGTCGTGTACCGGAGATGCAGCCCTGTGGACGGCGGAAGCTATTTTTGCATGCGCTACAGCGGCGGCTATGAAGTCTGGAACGATTATTATGCGACGCCCGATCAGCCGCTCGTGCTCAATGGATTCGAGGCGCCGAACAGCATCCGGATCTTCGATCCGAACAGCTCAAACTACGACGAAGAAACGCGACGCTATCGATTCATGATGCGGATCGAGAACGCGCCGGCCGGCTCCTTTGCGCGGCTGACCATACAGCCTGTGCCCGAGCCTGGCGCATGGGCGATGATGATTGTCGGCTTCGCCGCAGTTGGAGGCGCGCTTAGGGCAGGACGGCGCCTTTCGTTCCGACCGCAGGTTTCAGCGTAAGGACGCTGCGCACCAGAGCGCGAATGGCGTCGGAACTGAGCGCGCCATAAGCGCCGGATAGAGCGCCGCTAGAGAACCAACAGCCGTCGCCGCCGCGCTTGGTGAACCCGCTCGCGAAAACGGTATCGGGGGAGTTGGAACCACCCGCAGCGGCGGTGTAGTCCACGAGAACATTGCCATCATTTGTCAGCGTGCCGGTGAAGCCTGGCGTCTGCCCGATCGTCGCAAACCCGACGTTGTTGCGCAGCGTCGTGCTCGAACTGAAGCTCTCACAGTTGCCGAACGGCGCGAAATATGGCTGGCCGAGCGCGCCCGGCAGGCCGTTGGTATTGACGGGTGCGTCAGGCGGGCACGTCTGCGTGTTATGCTCGGCGATGAGGTCCATGCCTTGCGAGCTGATCCCGTAGTTGCCGTTTCCTGCGAAGGCGCAGCCGACAACCACCACTCTGCCCCCATAGCTAACACCATTGTCTCGCGCGCTGTCCATAAAGAGCATGAGCATGTTGCGCTGGAGCATGACCGAATAGCTCGGCGGAACCATCGGCGCGATGATCCCGCTGGACTGTTCGATGATGACGTTGAACGGGCGCGATCGCAGGCCAATGTGCTGCCAGCCGTTGACGGTGCCGCTCGTGTGCGTCGGCTCGGTCGAGCCGCGCGCCGCGGTGCCGATCTTCTTATAGAGCCGGCCGTTGGTCGCCATGAGGTGCTGGCCGTCGTTGATCGTTGTCGTGCTAGTTATGCTATTCGTGCCGGGTGGCGACAGATAGCGGCCATTCCAGCCGATGCAGTCTGTGCCCTTGCTCTGGAACGAGTCCGTGTGCGGCACGTCGCTATAGATCGGATAGTAGAGATCGGAACGATCCCAGGCATCCGTCCATACATTGTCATAGCCCCAGTAGGTGATCTCGTCCGAAGGAAGCACGCCGTACGGGGCGGTGCTTTCGTTGTATGCAACCCCCAACGGAAAGGTGGTGTTGAAGAACTGCCGAATGAGGTTTTTGCTGACCTCGTGATAGTAGCAGCCCCGCAACTCGGCGCCTCCGCCCACGCCATAGAACGAGCATCCACGGACGATCGCGGTGTGCCCCCACTCGACATAGATCGGCGCCGGGAAGTTCTGCCAATCTGTCGGGCCTTTGCCGGACATCCACAGCAGCCCGAACTGACAACCTTCGAAAATCACGCGCGCTGCCGTAGTCGCGTCGATAGCTGCATTGTCCGATCGATAATCGATCTTGATCGTCCATGGCCCGTTGCCATCGAAGTTGGGATTGGCGTTGCCCGGCCATTTGACGTTCCGAATGTGGAGACCGCACGCCTGGGTGATGCCGAGCTTGATCCGGCATTCGGTCGTCATGTTCTCGCCCTCAACGAGAACACCGCCACCAATGCCACCGCCGAAGTCCCAGTTGTTGTTCCAGTTGATAGCCGCGCCGTCGAGCGCCGTCCCCTTTAGGATAACCTTGAACCAGCGGTTGGCGGCCTTGTTCAGTCTTGCGGTGTTCAAGGCAGAAAGGAAGCTGGCGCTGTCTGTTGCCTCCATCACGTCGCCCGGCGCGATGGCCTGCCCCTGATACCCCGGCCAGGCGTTCGCGCGCACCGCGTCCATTGATGCGATGTGGGTGAGCGCGGTACTCGACAGGTACGGACGGATTGATGGTAGAGCGCTCGGCGGCGTCGGCGTGACCGTCGCCCCCCGCAGCCGCAGCTTCAGGATGTTGCGATTGCTCATGGCAGTTTCGCCTGAAAAGCGGCGATCACGTCGGCTTCTTCGCCGCTTGTGAGCGCGGCCCCCTGTTTGGCGCCGAAAGCGTAGATCCTTGCCTTGCCGATAGAGCTGCCAGCGTTGGAACTGAATGCCGCCACGCCGTCTGGGTTGTTGGCGTTAAAAGTTCCGTTGAACGTGCCGACCAGCGCTGTCTTGCTGTAGATCCTAATGAAACCCGGCGATCCGTTCTCGCGCCGGATCACTGCAATGTAATCTGTATCGACCGATAGGCCGGTAGCCACAGGCGGGGAGCCGCCGCCCCCGTCGAACGATGAAAGACGAAGCTCGGACGGCAGGCCCGCCGTTACGATGGTGAAGAAGGCGTTGGAAGAGCCGGGGCCGATGATTGGAGTCCCGTCTGTGTGCGTGCTCCCCACAACGCGGAAGGCGACAACTTGCGTGTGCGGCTGGTTGAGGATCGAGGCTTCGTCGCGACCAATGAAGCGCACGCCGTCCGTACTTTCCACCCAGCGCACGGCCCCGGACACACGGTAGAGCGGACGCTGACCGGCCGTCGCTTGGCTCATGTGCCGTCCACTGCCCGACGTGTCATTCCATTGCTGCACCGTCTGATTGTCGGCGCTGACGTTGGTTGAGCCCGCATCCGTGAACAGCGAGGCGACTGCTGCGTCGAAATAGTATCGCGTCAGGATGGTGGCAGGATCGGCGCCTGGCGTGGGCGTTGGTGTGGACGCGGCAAGCGAATAGGTCCGCCCCATGTAGCGGGCGCGGCGAAATGCGCGGTTCATTCAGAAGGCTCCGAGACGGAGAGAAACCAGTCGCGCCATGCCTCGGCGCGGATCGTGTTCTCGGCGCAAATCGTCAGGTCGGCGACAGGAACGAAGGCTTCGCCACCGGCTCCAGCAGTTGTGGGGGCGGCTGCGGCAGTCCCGGACAGATTGCGGCGTTCGGCGTCACGCGCAGCGGCTTGGGTCCGCACGAAGCGAGCAAGCTGATCGCGAGCAGCGGCAAGGCGTGTCTCATACGCATCCGAGTGTTCCTTCTGGGCTTTGAGGTAGGAGGCTTCGCGAGCGCGCGCGGCGGCAAGATGCTCGGCCTCGGCGCGGGCACTGGCGAGCTTCATTGCGTCGATCGAGCGCTCGGCCTGTTGCAGCTTCTTGAGCGCTTGGCGCTTGCCCATGTGCCCCGCCGCGCCCCACAGGGAGACAGCGAGCAGCAGAAGGCCGCCGAGAACCAGTTTCCAATTGTGCCGGATGATCCGGAGAGCGACGAGCACTTCGGTCATTGCTCACCTTCCTTTCTGATGCCGGCCTCAGCGGCTTTCCGGCCCGCGCTGGACGAGCCGAACTCGTAGTTGACGACAGCCGAGCCCCAGCCGAGCACAAGGCCGATCGCGAGCAGCAGGGCTTCGCGGTTCGAGGACGGGATCGCGATGAAGTAGAGCCCGGCTAGAGCCGCCAGCCCGCCGAGGATGACGAGCACGCCAACGGCGTACCGGAAGTGCTGGCGGTCGTTCACAGGATGAGCGCCTTCGCTGCGACGAGCCGGAGTTTGCGATCCTCCAGCCCGTTCGTGCCGCCGTTCACTGCCTTGGTGACGGCCAGAACGTCATCGCGGTCGGCCATCGCGTTGATCTTGCGGCTGGTCCAATAAAGGCAGGCCGTCAGAATGCCGAGTGAGGGCAGCGCCGCGATTTCGGGGTGGCTTTCGAGGTCGATGCCAATCTGTTGCCCGATGCGGCGATAGTTTGCCCGCCCGGTGATCTGGAGCGGCCCACGCCCAGCATAGCGCCGCCCGTCGCCCTTGACGGTGTTGCCGAGGTCCGCGCGCCCCTCATATCCGAGCTGCGCCTTGGTCGGCCCCCAAATCTCTTCCATCCAGCGGAAGCCGCCGCTTTCGTGCCCGACCTGAGCCATGAAGTGCGCAAGCCGCAGGCCGTTGTCGAGGATGCCGTGGTCGCGGAAGTGCACGTTGGCTCCGAGCGCCAGTTCACCCGCGATCGACGGAGACGCGCCGCACCGCGCGAACAGCGCCCGCAGCGTGTTGCGGCCCATGATGCCGTCGTCCGCAACGCCGAGGCGGCGCTGTAGGGCCTTTATGTTGATCGTCATCAATCTTCCCCCGTCAGCGCATGGCGTGCGAGCGCAAACCGGCTCGTCATGTGAATGATGATGCTGCACAGCCGGCGCACCTGTTCGGCGGGCAGCGGCTCGCCTGTGCTAACGTCGTGCAGGGCTCGTTCGGCGATCCGGTCCATGTCGCTCGTCGACAGCCGCGCCGGGTGCGCCACGCACGGGCAGCGCATCTCGCCGCCCTCGTATTGGAACACGCCCGTGTCGCCGCAGTTGGGGCAGGTCATGCGACGATCTGCCCTCGGAAGAACGCCGCGCCGTCGATGACCTCGCACAGTTCAGGCGGGAGCAGCACGCCCTCTCGGAACGTCAGCACGGCAAAGCCCGGCGTCATCTGCGACGGGCTGTTCTCGGCGTACTCAGTCTGCGGGCATTCCGGGTCCAGCAGTGTGCCGGTCTGGATACCCCAGCGCCGCCCGCGATAGTCGCAGAACGGCTTGACTTCGAGCGCGTGCGTGTGACCCGTCAGGATCGACAGGCCGCCCTTCATGCTGTTGTTGTAGCCCGCGTGTACGCCATTGGCGTAGCGATGCTTCACCATGACTGGATGCGGCCCGCCTTGGTTCAGCAGGAACGACCAGGCGAACTCCCATGCCGGGAAGTGATCCGCGAGCCGGAACCCAGCAATGCCCTCGAACTCGCCTGCGTGCATCGCCAGCGTGCGCTCGAACCGCACGTCGTGGTTGCCGACCGTCCAGAGCAGTTCGCAGCCCTTTGGCGCCGCCTGCTCGATCTCGCCAAGCCGTTCCTGGCAGGCGTGCAGCTCGTCCTTCGCGCTCGGCCGTGCGCCCCAGCCGTGCGCGTCGTGGCGCGATACCTTCGCCCCGTCGAATATGTCGCCATTGGCGATGGTCGCGCGCGGCTTGATCGCCTTCACGACCTCGACAACGGCCTGATGCGCCGCCGTGATGATGCCGGGCCAGTAATGCGCGTCGGAGAACACGACGACGCTGCCAGTGTCGATCTCGCGGCCCAGTTGGCGCGGGAACGTCCATCCCGTCGTGCGGTATTGCTGTGGGACGCGCTGCTCATACCCCGCCTCGGGCACGGTCGGGAGCGACCATCCCCGCGCCTGCATTCGGACGCGGCGGGCATGAATGGATGCCACGTCCAGGCCTTCGGCCTTCGCCATACGGCGGGCGCTGCCATAGCGGCGCCACAGTTCCGCAAACTCGTCGTCGCTGTTCTTTGTCGGCACAAAATGGCCCCCGCCGCCGTTGATCCGCTATTCCGTGGAACCCGCGCGCTTGCGCCGCGTTCTGCCCCCGACGCCCGAGCTACTGCCCCCCGCGGCTCGGGCGTCTATTTCAGCTTGTTCAGTAGATCGCGCTCGGCCTCGGAAAGAGGCTCGTTTACGTCGGCGCGCCACGCCTGCTGCATCAGCTTGTCGGCGCGGCGTCTGGCGAGAAGGCTTTGAACCGTCTTGCTCTCGTAAATCCGAAGTAGGGTCCAGACGATCGACAGGATCGCCGCGAGAGCTGGCAGCATCTTTACGACGGTCCCCAACACGGTGATGAATGAGAGCGCGTCAAGGACGTGCTTGGCTGTGTCGGAGAGACCTTCCCACAGGTCGCGCAGGATGCTCATCTTCCAATATTCCGGCGGCAGTGGCCCGGCTCGTCGCCGAGCAACACGGCAACGCGATCAATGATGCTTTCCGCCATAAGCCCCCACCTCTTGCCCGCTATCGCCGCGCGCCCCACGCGGCTGGATGTCGTCTCGTCACGATCAGGCAGCGGCTTGCCCGGAACGATCACGTAAAGCGCGCCGCCGATCAGCAGGTGCAGCATCTGCGAAAGGCTGGCGGCGACTTCCCAGAGGAAGCGCCCGAGCCGCTGCATCATGGCAGCAACTCTTCCCAATCGACGTTCGCGGCGGCGATCTTGGCTTCCAGCGTCTCGGCCAGCGTCACCGCGCGCTTGGCGCCGATCCTGCGCCCCTCGATCGCCGCGCCGAGCAGCGCCCACATGTTCGCGTTGGCGATCACGGACTGCGCAACCTCTGTCAGCGTCTGCTCGGTCGTTTGCGCTTCGGCGGCAAGGAACGGGAAGTCGCCGGCGCTCGGCTGCGCTTCGGCCACAAACGCGCGAGCCTCGCGTTCCTTGCGATCATAGGTGAGCTGCTGCCCCGGGATGTCGGTAATGAACCGCTTGCGGAACTCGCCCGCTTCGAAGTCGATCTTGGCGTGCAGGCTCGCGTCGGTCGGCATGTCCGCCCAGCCGAAACCGTCGCGCCAGTAGCAGCCGAGGGCCACTTCCTCGATACGCTCGCCAGCCTGGATCGTCGGCTCTTCAGCGTGCGGGCCTGAGACTTTCACCAAGTCGGCGATGCGAACCACGATCCACATCATGCCGGCCTCATGTAGCAGAGTTCGGGCCGCTCGACGCCGCCGCCATTATTCACAACCACGGCGCGGAGATCATAGGCTTGCGTCTGCCCGCTGGTATTGGTGAATGTCGCGCCCGCCACACCCAGTGTCACCGGATCGCCCGTGCCGTTGTTCTGCGTGTTCGTGCCGCCAGTCAGCGTCACCCACGCGCCGCCAGTCGGGCGCATTTGCACCTGTAGCGAGTTGCCCGTTGCCGCCGTCGTGGTGGCATCCGTTCGATAGCGCGCCTCGACAGTCGCGACCTGGCTATCGTTGAGCAGGATCTGGCTTGAGTAAGTCGTCGTGCCAGCCGTGATCGTCTCGGCTGGCAGACCGCCGCTCGGCCCCTGCGCCCCGACCCGTGCTCGAAGTCGCCAATATGCGTTTTCCGTCGTCGGCAGTGTCGGCGGCCGGTTGATCGTCGCAGAGACGTGATCGACGAGAGCGCCCCAGGTCGAGCCCTGATCCTGCGTCTCGTCGCCCGCCGAATAGCTGATGCCGCTCGTCCAGTTTCCTTGGTCGGCGTTGCGCGTCAGCCCATAGAGCGGGTGCTTCGTGTAATCATAGTTGGTCGGCGCGGCGGGCGTGACAGGCGCCGACTCTTCCGCCGCCCATGCATAGAGCGCCGCGTTTTCCTCGATCAGCACCATCTCGCACACGCCGTTGAACTGGATCGTGCGCTCGACCACGCGGAACGGCTTGTTGACCCAGCCCAGCGGCGCGAAGTTCAGCCGAACCGGATCGCCGACCAGCACTCCCCAGCCCTTCGCATTGAACGCCGCAGTGAACGTGCCGCCATATTGCGACCGCTGGAGAACCTGCTTTGCGAGGCGCTGCGCCTGGCTTGCCGATTGCACGCCCGGCAAGTCGAACGTCAGGATGCGATCGATGCCATCGGGCGCGGCGAAGGATGCCTGCGGATAGTCGACAAGCTGATACAGCGACGCCGGATCGGTCCAGCGTCCGCGCACGACGTTGCGGCTTTCTTCCAGCGGCGTCGTCTGCTGCCAGTCGAACGGCCCCACAATGTCGGCTTCGCTGAACGTCGCAACCGGAGTGGACAAATCATTGTACAAGATTGAGAGCGCGAGCTTGCCGCCATTGTCGCGCAGCACGCCCGCCATGCTCGCGTTGAATGAGCCGAGCACCGAGCCGCCGTCCTCGTCCTCAGCGAAGATGCCGTCGAAGCGATAGCGCGGCTCAGTGCCGCCGGCCGCCAGCGATACCGTCTCGGCGCAGATATTCCTGGCAGTGATGAATGTGCCCATATCAATACGCGACGGCGGCACACCACGCCCGACCGCGAGCTTGCCGTTGATCTTCCAGCCGAGCAGCCATGTCAGCTCGCACAGCGCGGCATTGCGGCCGATGTCCACGCCGCCCGCCGTGAAGGCCCAGGTCGTCTGGTCGTTCGCGCGCATCGTGCCTGAGCCGCCGACCGTGCTGTCGCGTGCTGGATCATATACCGGCATTCCCTTGCCGATGATCGTCATGCGGCTGGGCACGCCGTTCGCGAACGGGCTTTCGGTCTTCTTGGTGTTGCCCGTCAGCTTGTACTGCATCCAGACATAGGCGCATCCGGTCAGCCGGCGATTGTTCGCGGCGCTCCAAACGCTATCGATGTTGACCATGTTCGCCGACGTACCGACCGTGCGCGGCGTGACCGTCAAGTAACCGACGAACTCACCCTGCGCGCCGCCAGCCGAAGTCCAGGCCAACTTGTCGTCAAGATAGATGCTATCAATCGACGTGACCGCGTGCGAGGCGCAGACAATGACCTGGTTGTAGAAGTCTTTGTTGCTGCCGGTGTAGGACTGGTAAACGAGATCCGTCGCGAATGCCGTGACCCCGAAGCACACCTTGCGCGGCGCTTGCGGATTGATCGTAGCGCGCAGCCTGTCGCTGCTAGCACTGTTCGCCCTATTGCCCTTCGGTCCCAGCCCGACTGCCTTTGCGGCATAGCCGAGCGCCGCGGTGACGCCGAGCGCGGATACGACGCCGACAATCGTTGACGCAACGCCGAGCGCCGCGAACGTGCCGCCGCCGATGCCAACGATCAGGCCCGACAGCGCCGGCCCGACGCCCGGCACAAATGCCACCGCAATCGCAGCGACCGCCGCGACGACTTTCAGGACTTTGCCCACTCAGACCCTCCAGCAAACCGTCCAGCGGGCGCGCGGGATGCGGACCAGGCCCATGTCGCCGGGACACAGTGCATCCGAGCCGATCACGACACCGAGGGACGCCAGCGGCGCTTCCGGGCTGCGGCGGATGCGGGCGAGATCGCCGCGCCCAGCAAACGGCTTCAGGACGCGATCCAAGTGGGCGTCAAACGTGCGAACGACCGTGCCCGCGCCGAACTCGCGCAGCGCCGCAGCAGCCCCTTCCCGGTCGTCATACTTGCCCCGGAACGCCGCGCCGTGATCGATGCCAGTCAGCGCAAGCACCACGTCTGCGCCCCACAGTGCGCAGTCATGCGAACCCCAGCGGAACGGCTCGCGCTCGCGTTCCTCGATCAGCGCGTTCAGCCGATCTTCCCAATCCGGCAGCCGCATCAGAAAAGCCTTTGCGAGAGTTCGGCAGCGGAGAAGCCGCCGCCCCCACCGAATGAGCCGCCGATGCCGACAGAGCCGCCGTTGCTGATGCCGTTGGCGCTCGGCGCGATCACTTCAGACGCACGGTCAGAGGCATCGAAATAGGACTGATCCATGTAAGTCCGGTTTGACGCCGGCCCGATCAGCGCGAGGTAGGTTTCGATCGATGCTTCGATGATTTGGCTGTCGGCCGAACCCTTGATCGTTAGGTTCGTCATCTTGCCCGTGTGGTAGGCCCAGATCGCGCCCTGCTGCACGTTGTTCTCGTTGCAAACGCCGACCCACAGCCGCGCATCACGGCCGCGCCAGTTCGCCGAGTTGCCGATGATCGTGTAAAGGTCCGCGTCGGGCAGGATCAGGCCCGACAAGCTGACCGTGACCGTCTCCGAACCCGCGTCCTGGTGCTTGACGGGCGAGACGGCAATTAGATCAGGGTTCAGCGCCTCGAACGTGTAGCCGTCAAGATCCGCGTTGCCCGTGCCCGAGATCGCGAGCGACACGGGCCATGTCGTCGCGCGAACGGGATCGCCCACGATGTCGAGCCAGCACAGGAAGCGCGGGCGAACAACCGGGGCTGCAAGTTGCGCTGTGGCGAGCGCGTCTGGACGCGACGCCATTAGTAAGCTTCCGTCACGCTGAAGCCGAAGCCGTACACCGCGCCTGGATCGACAGAATAGCTGGCCTCGGGCGTGTCAAGCGCGACCAAAGCATAAGGCTGGATGGCCTCAATCTGGACGCCCTCGGTCGTGGTCATTCGAGTGCCCGGCTCGAAGTTGATGACGCCGACCCCGAGCGAGTCTGTGGCGACATCAGAGGTCAGCACCACAAGCTGCTCGGACGCGCCCGAAATCAGGGTGACGAACATTCCAGCGCGGAGGGGTGTTTGCGAAGCGGGCAGGCCGCTTAGATAGAGCGTCTTGGTCAGCCCTGCGAAGCTGGAGCGGACCAGCGAGAACGATGCGCTTGGCGTGTAGATGCTGGAGTCGATCCGGTAGGTCGATGCGCCAGCCGACACGGTGCGCAGAACAGCCCCATCTTTCAGATATTCGATGTTCGTTCCCGTGTACTTGATCCCGAGCACCGTTGATGTCGTGTAGCTTCCAACCGCAGTTGGGGCCGGCGTTCCGCTTTCAAGGATTTGCAGGTTGCCGCTCGCGTTGCAGAACCATGCGTGTGGGATGTCGGCAAAGCCAGAAGAAGCGGTCGGGCTCGTACTCAGCCCCACAACCAAGTCGGCGTTCGTCTGATTGGCCTTGAAGAAGGCGACCACATCGGGGCCGCTTGTCCGACCCGAGGAATAAGCGCCGGCATTCCACGCCGAGCCCGTTCCGGGACGCTTGAACACCGTCCCCAGGTCCGCGCCCAGGATATCGCAGTTCGCGATGTCGACCATGACGCCGAACGACCCAATGCGAGGGTTCGCGCCACTGTATTGGGCGCCTTCGCTGGCAATCAGTCGAAACGTATTCACCTGCCCCTGAAGGCGCGCGAAGAAAGACCGCCAAGCGCGGACATTAGCTTCGCCCTTGATCGGCACATGCTCGACCGACGCGCGCCAGTAAGACGCCCCGGGAAGCTGCATGACCTGCCGCGCGCCCGTGAACTCCGACCGATTGACCTGCGTCGGCTGGACAAGCGTCCACTGCGCCGAGCGGAAGTTGTTATCGGGAAGCGTGATGACCGCCATCAGCCAAGCCTCGGGCGCTGGAGTGAGTTGACCGTGGTTTTTTGAGCCGCGCCGATTATGACGGGGGCGGCATTCAGGATTTCGCGGCGGATCATGCTGACCGTCTCAGCCGTCGCGCCCGGCGCATTGATCGTGACGCTGACCGGGTTGCCGCCGCCGATCTGCCCGTTCGGGATGATCCGACCCGGCACGCTCGGCACGAACAACTCAGGCCCGCGCTCGCCGACAAGGCTGGCCTTGCCAACGGGTGGGTTTCCGCCGTTTGCGAAGCCGAGAACCGAGGTGAACGCCGCGCTGAATGCCGAGCCAAGGTTGAAGCCGCCGCCGTTCAACTGCGACGCGGTGAAGCGGGCGAGCACCTGCGCCACAACCGCAAGGCCAAGCTGCTTGAAGTCCTGCCAGATAGCCTTCGTGCCGCCCTGAAACGCGCGCTGGTAGATGCCAGCGAGCGTCTGGATCTGGTTCGCCTCGCGGTCATAGAGCTTGGCGAGATCGTCAGCACGCCTCTGGAATTGTTCGTCGCGAGCGGCGTCGATGCGGTCGGTGATCTTCTGGAACTCGGCAGCCGGATCGGTGCCGACGCTGCGATAGAACGCTGCCGACGCCTTCGCTGTCGCGCCGCTCGTCTCCAGCGGATTGACGCTATCGAGGAAACCGCCCGAGCCAATGCGCAGGCTTTCGAGGAAGTCGCCGAACTGGTCCGTTGCGGCTTTAGGAGTGCGAGCGCGACGGGTGCGGGTGGAGCGTGTTCCCGTGATAAGCCCAGGTGCGGCGCGCCCGTCACGCAGCGACTTGTCGATCAGACCCGCAACGCTTTCAGCTTCGCGAGCTGACGCGATGTCGACGATCGCCTGTCGCAGCCGGTTACGATCGACGCCGGCCCCGTTCAGATCGAATGTGTCGGCGAAGCGCAGCGCCTGCTCGGCATTAAGCGCGCCAGATTCGACATCGCGAATGAGTTTGCCGACGCCGCTGTCCGGGCGGAGGTTGCGGCCGGTAATCGCCTCAATACCGCGGATCGCGAGTGTGGTCGCGCCCGAGTTGCCAATCTGCCTGCGTGCGCTGTCGGCCAGGCTCAAGGCGCCCGTCCGCTTCGCCAACGCATCCGCGCGAAGGTTCGCCGCCGTCAGGCGGGCGTTCGCAAGCAGAAGCTCGTTCTGCGTCTTGATCTTGCCCGAGGTGACATCGAACACCTGGCCGAGCACACCTTGAGCGTCCGCGAGCGCGCTTGCCCCGACGGTCGCCTGCTTGGACGCCTCAGCGCCCTCGAACAGCCGCCCCGAGAACGACGCGAGCAGCGTAATGCCCGCCGTCAGCGCGATGCCCCACGGGCCGCCGATGAAGCCGATAAAGCCCTTAGTGTTGTTCGTCATCAGGCCGATGGCCTGGACGACCTGCGTGGACTGCTGCGCAAACACCTGAAGCGGACGCGCACCCGATGCCAGCGACGTGGCAACGTCGGCGATCTGGAACGAAAGCTGCTGCGCGCCGGCCCGAAGCTGGCCTGTCGAGACGACCGTCTGCTTCATGGCGCGATCAAAGCGCGCGGCCGACTGGTCGCCCTTGCGGGTGAAGCTGTCCAGCGAACGCTCGGCGTCAGTCAGGTTGCGGCGCAGCAGCTCGACCGATGCGTCGACCTGCAAGAGCAGCGACTTGACTTCTTGCCCCTGCGCCATGCGGCCTCCGTTTTCGGATGCGCCAAAAGCTGCTAGAGTGCGCAGTTATGCGCCTCTTACTGCTCGGGCTTATGCTGTTCGCTGGTTCGTCAGACGCCGAAAGGCGGCTGCAATCCCATGATCCGGTCCTGATCCCCGGCGTCGATTTGTCCGACGCCGCCATCGACAGGATTGCCGAGGCGCGGTGCGGAAAGACGCCTGAATGCGCCGCCGCGCAACGTCGATCGGCCGACCGGGTGCAGGATGCCTATGCGGAGCGCGCTCCCATGCGGCCCATGATCCGAAAGGCGGTTGCCAAGTCGACCTTCGACGGGCTGGTCGACTGGCGATTTGCCGAAAGCCTGATCTTCCGTGATGTGCCGCTACCGCCCCGCGTCAACACGACGATATGTCAGACGCGGCTCGGCAAGCGCAGCGCGAACACGACCTGCACGTCCTATTAGGACTCCAGCGCCTTCGCCTGCTCCCGCAGAACCTCAATAGCCGAGAAAAACTCGTGCGGGGTGGACTGCCAGAACTCCTGCGGCGTCCACCGGAACTTGGTAATCGCAATTCCCATCAGGCGACGCCGATAGCTTACTTTGCTGTCGGGCTCGGCGTCGCCTTCAGTTCCCCCTCGGGAGTGAAGCCTCCCGTCGCCGCCATCGTGAGAACGGCAGCGACGATCGCGAGCGCGTTGGCCGTGCCGCCTTCCTTCATCGCGTAGAGCAGCCGTCCGATCTTGTCGGGATTGGCGTGCGCCGCCCCCGTGTTCTCGGTTTCGCGGCCCCACGCCTTGATGAACTCGGTCGCGATCACTGCGGTTTCGCGCGACGTAAGCGCGCCATCCAGCGCCTCACGGCCGAGCTTGACGATGCCTTTGCCCAGAATGTCCTCGACAGCCTGGATGGCCTCGTAAGTCGGCCGCAACACGTACTCGACGCCATCGAGTTCGATCGCGGCTTCGCCACGCTCCGGATTCGCAGCCATTAGGCCAGCGTGTCCGTCGTCGGCGCCAGCGCGAGGCCGAGCCGGCAGGTATAGCTGACGGCGCCGTTTTGCGCGTAGCTGATCGACAGCTCAAGGATGTTGCACGACGCCTCGAACACCTTGTCGGCATCGACGCCAGAGCTGCCGCCCTTGCGGATCTGGAACTTGGTCGTCGCCTGCGCCTTGAACTGCGTCTCCAGTCGCGTGAAGCCGGTCGCGTCGGGCAGGTCGGCCAGGCCCTCAAGCTGGATCGTCACGTCGAACAGGCCCGCCGCAGAGAGCGCGTAGGGCGAGTTGTTCTTGTCGCTGATGTCGATCGTGTTCGACGAGCGCGAGATGGACAGCGACTGCTGCCCGGCGATCTGTGAGTAGGTGCCCGGCGTGGCGCTCTCGATCCACAGCCGGTAATTGTTGCCCAGCAACTTCGCCATTTAGCTTCTCCAAAGAAAAACCCCGCTGGCGAAGCGGGGCCGTGTGAAAATCAAGCGAACGCCATCACTTTGACGCGGGTCGTGCCCAGATACGTGATCGCATCGGGCAGCAGGATCGCGCTTTCGTCCTCGATCCAGGTGTGCAGCGTCCAGCCGCTCTCGCTGAACGTCTTGTGGTTGAGCGCCGCCGCGATCTGTTCCTGTATGTCCATGACCGGCTTGCGTGCCTCGCCCTGGACAACGGAGGTGATCGCAACGCTGATCTCGCGGTCGCGGTCGTCCTTCGTGTCGAACTGTGAGGCTTCCAGGTCGCCGATGATGACCACTGGCGGCGGTGTGTCCTCGGGGACGTGCTGATACGTGGTCGCGAGCGTCACGCCCGCAGTCAGCGCGCCGTAAATCGCCGCTTCCGCCGCCGAGGTTGCGCTAGTCATTGCCCGCCCCCGCAGCCGCCTTCTTAAGCACCTTCGTCCACACGTCGCGCAGCCGGTTGCCCATCACGCGGCGAATGTCCGTCAGCGGCCCGTAAACGAACCGCCGCGGCGCAATCGCGCCCACGTTCATCGTAGCGCCCGCGCGCGGTCCGCGACGGATCGGCACGCTTTGCGCTTTCCGTCCGAACTCCAGGATGCGGGCGTAAACCACCGTCGTGCGGCTGCCCTTGCCGACGCCCAGAAAGCCGACCCGAAGGCGCAGCGTCTTGGGGTAGACCTTCTTGTTGATCGCGGCTCTGAGCTTGCCAGTCTTGCCCTGTGGCGCGCGGGCGTAGATCGCGCGGTAAAGCTCGTTTCCGCCGACCTCCAGCGCGTCAACAAGCTCTTGCCGCATGGCAGGCTCGATGTTGCGCACCAGCCGCCGAGCGGACTTGGCGCCGCGCAGCTTAGTCGCCACGCAGGATGACGAGACGCTTGCCCGAACCCGACGCCGCCTTGTGGTAGAGCGTGCCGAACATGCCGGGCGGGAAGCTGTAATATCCGGCAACGCCGTTCGAGTAGGCCGGGAGCGGGATCACGCCAGCCTCGCCCAGATCGGGATCGCTGTTCGTGAATGAGACGAAGATGACCACATCGCTGTGGTTGAACACTTCGACCGACTGAGTGCCGGTCGGGATTGTCACGTTGCCCGCCGTTGTGCTGGCAGTGACGGACAGATCGGCTGGGGTGCTGGGTGCCACGTCGACAACGGCCGGAGCCGTGCTTTCCGCCGCCGCCTTGAGCGAGGCCAGCGCTGCGCTGTCAGCCTCCAGCTCCGCCTTCGTCTTGAATGACGCCGTGAATCCTAAGCCAGTCCCGTCGAGAACCGTCCGATCAATCGCCATTGCCTAGCCTCTCAATTCTCGCGGTTAAGCCCGGCTTCGCAGATCAGGACCAGTGCAGCCTTGTCGTTGCGCGGGTCGGCGATGACCGACCGCACGTCCAGCTTGGTCGAACCCCACACAAGCCGGTTGCGCGGCGACACGTCGCTGCGCTTGCGGATCGTCACCCGGTACCGGATCGAACTGCGCTCGATGGCCGCCTGAATGCTTTCATCACCCGAAAGCCCGATTACCTCGGCCCAGATCGTCGCGACATCGCTCCACGCGGTCGTGAAGCCGCCCTGCCCGTTCGACGTGCGCGCCTCGGCCTGAAGCGTCACCCGCTCCCGAAGCCGCGACGCGAGGTTCACAGCCAGCTCCGATCGTTCGCCAGAAGCGCATTGACCGCCGTCAGCGTGGACGCCGGCACTTCGCCGCGGTTGTCATACATCGCCGAGACGAGCAGCAGGATCGCCTGAATATGCGTGTCGGGCGCTTGCCCCTCGCCATATCCGGCCGTCGCCGTGACCGTCACCGCCTGCGGCACTGTGTCCGTCGTCGGCCATACCGCGCCGTAAGCCGGGCGGATTTTCACCGGATATTCGTTCGCGAACACACGGATCGAAGGCACGGTCTGCGTCGCGCCGGTCGTGTCGACATAGCTGACGGTCGGCGTGCCTGTGATCGGCCAAGCCTTCAGCGTCAGCGGGTCGCAGAAGCGGTCGAACGCCTCGACCTTGATCCGCTGGGCGAGCAGCCGCCCCGTCATGCCCTCAACCATCGCCCGCGCCGACGAGATGTAGCGCGCAACCGCCAGATCCTCGTCATCGGCATCAATGCGGCAATGGAGCTTCGCTTCCTCCAGCGTGACCGGCTCGCCGAATGGGATGACCGCAAACCGCCGAAGCGTCAGGCCCGTAGAAGTCGTGATCGTGCAGGTGGCGGTGATCGGAATCCCGCTTGTGCCGCCCGAAATATACGCAATAACGCTGTTCAGAACGACGCTGGACGAGTTCAGCGTGCCGCCCGTGACGTTGACCGTGTGTGAAGCAATCGTCGCCTCGCCGATCGCGTCCGACCAGTCGAACTTGTAATCCAGAACCTCGGTCGGGTGCTTGGACGGGAACCGTGTCGTCATCTCGCCCCCTATCCCGAAATGTAGTCGACGCGGGCAGCGCCGCCGCTAACAGAGCGCGCGCCCGTCCGAACCCTTGTCGTGCGCCGCGCGGTTGGCTCGGGCGGAACAAACTCAACACCGACGCCAAGGGCGAGGCCGGTCGCCAGCGCGAAGCCGAACGCCGTCGATGCCGCTCGGCCATCCGTAGCCGCCTGAGCATTTGCCACGCCGAAGCCGGCCGCGAACAGCGCGCCGATGGCGTTCGTGCTTGCAGCCGCCGACGCAGCGCCGACCGCCAGAACGATTGCCGCGCCCGCTCCCTGAGCCGTCGCAATCGCCGAAGCAGTGCCGACCGCCTGGTCGCCAGTCGTTTGAGCGCCAGTCGCCGCAGCAGTTCCCACCGCTGTGGCAGCGCCCGTAGCGCGAGCATCCGAGCGGATCGCGCCCGAAGTCGTGGCGACCGCAGTCGCCGAGCCCACAGCGACGAAGTTGATCCGGCTCGTCGCCGATGCGGAGCCCGTCGCTGCGGCCGCGCCCGCTGCCCGGAAGTCTGCCCGGCCCGTTGCCAGATCGGTCGCCAGCGCATTAGCTGCGCCCGCCGCCCGAACATCCGCGCGCCCGACGGCGGCAGCCGTGCCAGTCGCCGCAGCCTCACCGATCGAGACGCCGACCGCCTCGGCCAGCCCGTCGCCGAACATGGCGAGGTAGAACGAGTTGCGCTGGCTGTTGAACTGGTAAGCGTGAACGAACGTGTCGCTGCGGCCGATGGTGTAAGCTGTAGCAGCAGCCGAACCGACCGCGTTGACCGTGACGCCGCCAGATGACACGGCGGCGGTCGTCGCAGTCGCCGCCGCCGTGCCAATCGAACCAATACGCGCGATCGAAGTGGCGGCAGCAGACGCGGTGCCCGTCGAGCCGGCACGGGCGATCGAGGTGGCGACCGCCGAAGCCGCGCCTGAAGAACCCGAAAGCGCAATGCTCGTCGTAGTAGCGCTGGCTGCGCCAACGGAACCAGCCGTCGTGCTGACGCCCGTCGTGGTCGCCGTCGCGGTTGCCGCGCCGATTGCGTTGATGCCCGCCGTGCCGACAGCACTGGCAGTTCCGGTCGCTAGGGCCAGACCAGCAGGCGGGTCGTTCTCGAACACAGCCGAGAACTGCGTCCCGCCATAGTCGAACGGAAAGTCGTTCCACAGGGTCGCCGCCTCGCGCGGCCGAAAGCCGAAGCCGAGCCAGCTAGCCTGCGTTGGCGCGCGCCAGCTCCGGCTGGGCATTACTCAGACCATGTAGCGTAGAAGTCGAACGAACCCGTGGTCGTGCCCGAAGCGTTCAGGTTGGCGAACAGAAGCGACCCGCCAGTCGGAATGACCAGCCCCTGATCCGGGAACGTCCAGATGACGCCAGCGCCGACCGTCAGCGGAAGCCCGGCAATGCGATACCAGTCGCCTGTCGTGGTGAAGGTCGGCGTCGTCGTCCACCCGGCCGTATAGAACACCGCGCCCGACGCGCCGTCTGCGTTGTCGTGCTTCTGCGGAGTGATCGCAGTGCCGCCAGCGGGCGAGTTAGTCGGACGGGCCAGGACGAGAGCCGCCGCCGTGGTCGATGCCACGCGGATCGAGATCCCGATCTCACGGATGACAAGGCGAGCGCCCGCGCCCGCGCGCAGTTCCGCGAGCACCGTGCCCGCAGTGTTCACGCCCGCGATGTTGCGGGACACGGAATACATGCCGCTCATGGATTACCCCAGCAGTTGCTTGATGGTGCGCTCTCGCGCCTCGGCCATTCTGGCCTTGACCAGCGCGCCATCGAGCAGGCGCCCGTCCGCATGGACCTCGGCAACCGCGTCAGACATGGCTCGCTCAACCTTTGCGGCGATCGGCCTGAGCAGAGGCGACGCCGCGTTGACGCTTACGCCGACAGCGTGAACCGCCACCGGATACAGGCGCTCGGCGCTGGGCTTCAGCATGTCGGGCAGACCCGAAGGCAAGCCCCGCTCCGTCAGCCAGCGATGGGAATATGCTCGCGCCCGAAGCGAGACAGACTCGGCCTCAGTTCGGGCGCGGTGCATGGTGATCTCAGCCTCGGCATCCGTCCGTGGCTGGGGAAGGTGAGGCGCAGACAGTGCCCACACCTTCCGGCAGGCAGATACGTCGCCCGCCTCTAGTTCACGCCGCATCAATCGAGCGCGATGGTCGTGCTCGTGGTCAGGATCGGCGTCACGCCCGAACCGGCCGTGATGTTCGGCGTAACCGTGCCATAGTTATGGATAGCGGTCGTGCCGCCGCCCGTGCGGCCGGTCGAGAAGTGCGTGATCGTGCCCGACCCGCCAGTGCCAGCCGGGAACGAGATGTTCGCGACAGGCGAAACAGAGCCGCCCGTGACCGTCCAGCCGCCCGAGGTGCGGTTGACGTTCACGCGAGCATAAGAGGTGTAGGTCGTCTCGCTGGTTGCCTGCGTGCCGGCGTCACCCGGCGACGCGGTGTGCAGCGCGACGGCGATCTGGGTCTGCGGCGAAGTCGCGGCGTTGTCGGCCATGTTGGCCCACGCGGTCGCGTTGTAGACCAGCAGCATGATGCCGTTTTCGGCGGCGTCGGAAAAGGACATTGCTTAAGCCTTTCGTGCCTTGCGCCGCGGCTGGGCGGGCGCAGCATCGGTTTCGGTCGGAGGGTCCAGAACCTGCGCATCGCCTCGGGAAAGGAGTGTGGCGGCATCCTCGCCGAACGCCGCCAACTCTTCCGCCGTGAGGATGTCCCCCGAGCCGAACCTGCGTTCGGCCGGAGGAACCCAAAGCACCTGGACGCGCATCAGCTCGCGGCGTTGACGAACACCTTTACGGCGCCGCCCACGTCGATCAGGTTGCCACCCGAACGCAGCCAGGCGAGGAAGCCGACCTGGCCCTTCTTGGCGAAAGCCGAGTCCGTGTAGCGCTGGACGGTAACGTCCATCACGTCGCGGATCTTGTAGAACGAGAAGTCGCCGAACAGGATCGACTTCGCACTCGCCGCCATGCTGGCAACCGACTGGTTGATCTGGATCGGATAGCCGAGCAGACGATCCGGCGCGCCGCCGGGGTTCGTCGACTCGTATCCCGGAACGAAGATCGGCCGGTTCGAGCTGTCCTTGATCTTGCGGATCTCGCGCAGCGTCGTGTCGTTGAACATGAAGCGGCAGTTGCCGAGTTCACGATACGCCGAATCGACCGAGTGCTGGAGATTGACGAGGCTGTCGTAGGTGACGGCAGTCACCTGCGAAGTCGCGTTCGCCGCGGTCACGCCCACGGCCGCCGCCGTCACGACGCCGGTCGGCTGGTTGGTGCCGGTGCCGGTCGTGAAGTGCGTGTTCGTGATGCGCCCGAGGCGGGTCGACAGACGCGAGATCACGAACGCTTCGATGTCGACGTTCGAGTCCATCAGCAGCTCGATCGGAACAGTGACAACCTTGGAGCTGTACTTGTAGACCGGCAGCGCCTTGGTGCCGAACGCGATGTCGAGATCGGTCGCCGAAGCGTTTTCCGCCAGGATTTCGCCGACTTCCGCAGTGCCGTCCGAAGTCGGGAACTGCATCGGGTTGCCCTGCGTGGTCCGCATCACGTCCGAAACGGCGCGCATACCGCCGAACTGGAGCAGCGCGTCGAGAACGGTGCCGGCGACTTCGGTAGCGACAGTGAAGCCGCCTTCCGAGTTGGTCGTGGTCGACATGGTGTTGCGCAGGATTGCCCAGTCGGCGTCCTTGATCGCGCGGTCGCCTTCGCGCACCCACTTGGCGAACAGCGCCGAAGCGGTCGAACGCTCGTCGTGCGCCACACGGTCGGCGGCGTCGGCGATCTGGTTGCCGAGCTGCTCGTTCGCGACACGCTCGATGGCGGCCTGAGTGTGCTTGATGCGGTCGTCGATCGCCTGAAGCTCATTGTCGAGCGCGTCGAAACCTTCGGGGGTGTAGTCCTTCGAGTTCACGAACTCGTTCAGCGCCTTCGCCTTTGCCGCGCGCTGTTCGCGGAGAGCCTGAATGCTCATGCCGTGTCTTCCTTCCATAAAAAAGGCCGCTCAAAGGCGGCCCGTCACATCTGCTTTCGCGCGGCTTGCGCTTAGGCAGTCAGGAGCGAACGAGCGCGCGCCCGGCGGGCGTCGCGCTGGCGCGCAATCTCGGTGTTGTCGTTGACCGCTTCCGGGGCCGCTTCCTCGACCACGGAAGCGGGTTCGGGGGCGGGCTCAGGCGCCTTCGAATAGGCGCTCAGATCCCACACGTTCTTGACCTTGCCCTCGGCAACCTCGTCGGCCAGGCCGGCGTCGATCGCTTCCTGCGCCGACAGCCAGGTTTCCTCGTTCATAAGCGCGGCGAAGTCGGCCGCGGCCATTTCCTTGCCCCGACGTTTGGCAGCCGAGACGTAGGAGTCGGCGATGGAGCCGTCGATCTTGTCGAGCAGTGCGGCCGTCGACAGGAAGTCATCCTTGTTGCCTAGCGCGATCGTCCAGGCATTGTGGATCATCTGGAACGCGCCCTCGGCCATCACGACGCGATCGGCCGCAGCCGTCAGGAACGACGCAGCCGACGCCGCATAGCCGTCCACGTAGACTGTCACCGCGCCGTCATGGTCGCGGATCGCTTGGGCCATCGCACGCCCGCCAAACACGTCGCCGCCGGGGCTGTTGACGCGCACAGTCACATCGCCGGTCATGCCCCGCAGCGCCTTCACGAACGTCTCGCTCGACACGCCGCCGAACCATTCCGCGTCCGCGTCCGACGTGACGATCACGTCATAGACGTAGAGCGTGTTATCCTCGGCGCGGAACTCCCCGCGCTTGGCGTTACGCGCCAGGAGGTTGAGCAGCTTGTTCATTCGCACTCCCCACCGGGTCCAGACTGTTGCCGTTCGCATCGGGCGGCAGGTTGAACTTCTCGCGCACCTCGTTGAGCTTCATGATCGGCCGTTCGCCCGCGCGACCAAGCGCAGTTCGATAGCCCTCGATCATCGTCTTGAAGTCGCCACGCTCCAGCTCGAACGTGTCAAACTCCGCGAACTTCGGCCCATTTACGAAGAACTTGCGGTTAATCTCGTTGTGAAACTTGTTCAGATGCTGGCGTAGCGTGTAGCGCACGAAACCGATGCCCATCGCCTCGACGCCCGAGCCCCAGCTTGTCGTCTTTTCATTGTGTCCGATCATGAACGGCGGCACGCCGTAGATGCGGGCGATTTCCTCGACCTGGAACTGACGCGCCGCGATCAACTGCGCATCTTCCGCCGTAATCGACAGCGGCTCGACCTTCGTCCCGGAGCCCAGCACGGCCGGCTTGCCTGCGTTGTCCGCGCCTGCGTAGCGCTCGCGCCACCGCTCAGCGATCTGCTCGGCGGTTTCCGCGTTGATGACCTGATCCGTCGAGATCACAATATCGGGCCGCGCCGAGTTGGCGAAATACTTGCCCGCGTACTTCTGCGTCGCCAGCGCCACGGCGCCGGTCATGCGCAGGTGATGCTGAAGTGGCGACAGTCCCCGCACGCCGTCAAAGCCGAAGCCGGCGACGTGCAGCATGTCGTCCTGTTCGAACACTTCCAAGCCCGACGAGCCAGGGACATACGGGTCGGCCGCAACCGCGTAGAGCAGCCGGTTCGTCTCCGGGTTGACCAAGACAGTCACCCGCTTCGGGTTGATCGGCTCCAGCGCCGAGATCCGCGCACCTGCGCGACGGATCGCCGCAAACCCGTCGCCTTGAAGCAGCAGCGACTGACAGAGAAACTCCCACCCCGACGCCGCCGACCAGCGCGGGCTGAACTGCTCGTTCAGCAGCCACCACAGATCGTCATTCGCCAGCCGCTCCCGCGCACCATCTGGCGAACGGCGATAGATGTTCATCGGCAGGGACGCGATGGCGCCCGCGATCAGGTTAACGCACGCATAGACCGACGAGATCGTCAGAGCCGTGCGTTCATTCGGATAGGCGAGTTCACCCTCCATGCCCGAAACGAGGCGGTAGAAGTCCGAACCAGCGGCAAGCTGCGCAGACGCGGCAGGCGGGATGTCGCTCGCCCAGCCGGTCTGGTTCACAATGCCGAGCGCGCTAAGGACGCGACCCCAAGCGCTCATACGAAAATCTGCACCGGCACGTCTTGCTCGGCGTCAACCGGAGCGACGCCGAAGGCCATCGTTAGCGCGACCATGCCATCGATCCTTCCTGCCGCCTTGGCCTTGTCGAGCTTGCGGTTGCCGGCCGGGTCCATCGTCACGACAGCGTTTGCCGCGCACATCGTCAGCACCGGGTGGTTGCCGTGCGCCACTTTCTCTTCGAGCAGGGCCGCTTCCAGGTCGCGAAACGCGGGCGAGATCGACTGGAACCCCTGCCCGAACTCGACGAACTTGGCGTCTATCTCGTCCTCGCCGAAACCTGCCTTGACCAGCCACGGCCGCAGATGCTTGAACCCCCAGCGGTCGAACGCGATTTTTGCGATGTTATGCGTCTGGAACAGATGGCGCAGCCGAACCGCGACCCATTCGTACTCGATCGCCCGCCCCGGCGTCGTCTCCAGCAGCCCCTCGCGCGCCCACACGTCATAGGGCACGCGGTCAGCCCGCGACTTGTCTCGCAAGCCCTCGCCCGGCAGCCAGAACGTCGGCCGCACGTTCCACTTGCCGTCGACGTGGGCCATCAGCACAAGCGCCGTCAAATCCTGGGTCGCGGACAGATCCAGTCCGCCGTAAACGGGCGCCTGCCCCCAATCTTCCGCGATCTGCCCCCCGTTCGCCTGCCACACGGTGCGGCTGACAGCCGGATTGCTCGCATCAACCCGCTGGTTCAGCGTCAGGTTGCGGAAACTGTTCTCGCGCGACGGCATTCGATCCGCAGCGTCGGCCTGCTTCTCGACATCCTCCAGCGAGCGGAAAATGCCAAGCGCCGGGTTCGCCGCTTCCCACGCCTTGCGGTCGTGCAACTCGCACTCGGATGGCGCCGCATAGACGTGACTGACGATCGACGGGTCGTCCGACTTCGCCGCGTCGTCCAGCCATATGCTGAACAGGTCGGCGTCGGTCGGCGCCTGCGTCGAGATCGCCACCAGCAGCGGCGCCTCATGCGCGCCCTGCGCCGTCTCGATCGCCTCAATAAAGTCGTCCTGCGCGCCGCGGACCTGCCCCACTTCGTCCAGAATGGCGAGAACAGGCGAAAGCCCGTGGGCCGTCTGTCCGTCCGCCGCGAGCGCCCGAAACTCCGTGTTCATAGTCAAGCCGATCAGCCGCTTGTTCGACGGGATCGGCCGCACGATCTTGGACAGCTCGGGCGAAAGCTGCACCATTTTCCACGCCAGATTGAACACGACCGCCGCTTGGTCGCGCGACCGCGCGCCCGACACGATCTGCGCGTTCAACACCGCTTCCGGCCCGACCAGGTGGGCGAGCAGGATGCAGGCGATCAGCGCCGTCTTGCCGTTCTTTCGCGCGATCGACAGGTAAGCGCGCCGCGTGCCGGCCGGATTGTCGTAGACCGCCAGAATGAAGTCGCGCTGGAACGGCAGCAGCTTTATCGGCTTGCCGACGAACTTGCCTTCAGGCGCGACGCAGTAGCGTTCGATGAAGGCGATTACGCGCTCGCCTCGGGTCATCAGTTCAGCGCCGAGGGCCGCGCCAGCAACTCGTCCTCAAGCGGGTTGTCAGCGACGATCGCCTGCGTGGCCGTGCGCCGCTTCGCCACGTCCCGCGACTCACCCTCGGTCGCGCGGCCGTGCTGTTGCAGTACCCGGAGATAGCCCATCTCCAGCCGCTGCATCTTGAGCAGCATCGACCCGAGCTGAGCGACGGTAATGCCGTCGTCCATCTCCGTCTCGCCGTCGATCTGGCGGCGCACCCTGTCAATCTGCCATTGCGTCCAGGCAAGGTTCGCCGCCGCATTCATCAGCGACGGAGCGGCCAGCCATTCCTCGCGCGTGCGGGCGCGAATGATCGCATCCCAAAACGGACGCGCAGCTTGCGGGACCGAGATATGAGCCGGCGGCTCCAGCCTGCCCATCTCGGCGGACATGACCCGAACCGCCGCGGTCGCGCTGTCAATGCGCTGCCTGCGGTCTGCCATCGGTTTTTCCTGTGTTAGCGCAAAAAGAGGGTTGGGGTGTCGGTGTCGCGGCCATCAGCCCCAGAGTTTTGACCGCCCCCCCCTATTCGACGGGCCAGCCATCCAGTCCGATCGTCGCTTTATGCTTCCACCCCAGATCCCGCCGCGTCTTGGCGTCGTGGCACTCGATGCACAGTGGCTGGACGTTGCTGTCGTCATCCGTGCCGCCGTTGCAGAGCGCGACGATGTGATCGATCACCTTGGCCTGGCGGATCACCCCGCGAGCCTTGCAGTGACGGCAGAGAGGATCGGCATTGAGCCTGCGCTGACGCTGCTCGACCCCGGCCTGCCCCCGCAACCGTGTCGCCATCTCAGCCCCAACGAAAAAAGCCCGACATTCCTGCCGAGCCTCAGACGCACGTCGTGCAACTATCAATCTCATCGCATTGACGGGACGGCGTGTCAATACCCCAGCGTCCGTGTGCGCTGAACGCTGGGGCGTGAAGTTTGTTCCCTCAAGCCTCGATTTCCGAACGCACACGCTCGGCCGCCATGCGCAGCTCCAGCCGCGCAATGTCCAAGTGCCGCCGCAAGGGTCGGATCTCGCACACAGTCCGCACCGTGCCATCCGCCCTTGTGCGACGATAGCAGCTCTCGCGGGTGCCATGCTTCTCGCTGCACCATTCGACCAGGCTCATGTCCTGCACGATCACGGCGCGAAGTATGTCGGACAGCGAACCCGCCGCCTTCTCGCATTCCTGCGCCTGCCAGCGGGAGTTCAGCATGGCGATCGTGGGTGCCGAGCTGCCGCCACTTCCTCGCCCGAATGTCTCTCTGCCCAAGCTGTCGCAGACGAGCGAGATGTCCGACCAGTCAGCCCATGCCCGGTATTGGCTCAGCGCCTTGGCCTGATCGTCCGTGAATAGGCCCTCTTCGCTCAGCGCTTCGAGCATCCGCTTGCGCCGGTACGCCTTGCCGATCGTGATCTGACGCCCGCCTGGCATCCGGTCCACCACGTCGCCTTCGATGTACTTGGCCCGAGCCATCTGCTCCGGGGTAGGCCCGACCCCTTCACGCTTCGTCATCGCCTTCCGCCCCGCCATACTCGTCACTCCGCGTTGGACTTGTTCAAGTTCTGGAACCGCCATCTCAACACCGCCGCCAGCGCGTCCAGCTTCCCGCCCTGGCTCAGCGCCTCGACCTCGTTGCGCGTCATCGTCACCTCGTCGCCCCCGAGCTGCCACACGACGTGCGGGCCCGCGTCGAACATGAGGATGTCGGGGATGAAGGTGTTCACTCGGCCGCCTCCGCCATCATCTCAGGCAGATGCGAGTAGCTGCTCGTCCGGAAGTCATAGGCCAGCCGAACCTTGCCCTCACGGCCCGGGTATCCCATCCGAACCTTGGTCACGTAGACCACGGCCTCATTGGTTTCCTTGTCGGGCCGCGTGCACACGATTCCGTAATCCGCCTTGTTGGCCCAGTTCTGCGATCCCGAGATGTCGGACAGGCCGGGCACGTACTTCTTGCCCGCGCTCGGGTGCGGCTTGGCTGGATGTGCGACGATCCAGACCGCCACGTTGTTCTGCCGCATGAACGTCTTAATCATCCGCAGAGCGCGGCTGACGTACTCGGTTTCCGTCTCGTCAGGTCGGCGCTTGTGCTCGATCTCGTTCCACGGATCGAGGATCACGACCTTGGTCCCGTCGCGCAGGACGGAGACGCGGGCACGTTCAAGAATCTCTTCCAGCGTCAGCTCGTCGTCCTCGTCGACCATCTGGGCAATGATCGTCAGGTTGCGCTCGATCACGTCATCGGCGCGCTGAAGCTCGGAGACGGGGATCAGCCCGTGCTCCTGGCGCCGCAGGATCGTGGCGCGGAGCCGACTTTGCAGGATTGGCTTGGGCAGCGTCTCGAACGTGCCGATGCAAACGGGGACGTTGTTCCGCAGCAGATGCCCGACGATCGCCATGGACAGGCTCGTCTTGCCCTGCCCCGGATAGCCGGTCAGCACAGTCAGCGACGACGGCACGACCTGGACGAGATCGGACAGGCCCGGAATGCCGTGTCCAATCGTCTCCATCTCGCCCAGCTCGGGAAAGTCGCTGATCCGAAACAGGCCCTTAATCGGATATGGCTTGGCCTCGTCCAGCATCCGGATAAGCGCGTCCTGCCCCCAGAGTGACTTGACGTCGTTCGCGTCCTTGCAGTTCTCCGGGTAGGTGACGAACATGCACCGCTCGGGGCCGAACAGCCGCAGCAGATCGCTGGCGAGCGCGCGGCCGGGATCGTCGTTGTCGACGCAGAGAATGACCTTGCCGACATCGCGGAGCAGCGCCTCGCAGCGCCAGAACCACGAGTAGCGCTTGCCTTCCGCGAGAGCTTGGTCGTCGCCAGGCTCAGCGGGCGCACCATTCGGGACGGAGACGACCCGGCGCTTGCCGCTGCTGAGGATCGCCAGCGCATCCCACTCGCCCTCCGTCACGATCAACGGCTGGCTGGCGAGTGAGTCGTCCAGCAGGCAGTCGACGTTCCACAGGGTGAGCGGCGCATCCGGATCCATCTGGAACCGCTTGGCGGAGAGCGCCCGGTACTTGTGGTTGATGACCTGTCCGCGCTCCCGGTACTCGACCGCGAGCACTTCTTGCTGCCCGAGCAGCTTCGATCGCACGCCGAACTTTTCCGCCAGCGTCGGGTCGATACCCCGAGTGTCCAGCCAAGTCATGATCGTATCGGTCAGCACGGTTTCCGTCCTTGTACCCGCAGTGGTGGCAGAAGAGGGCGAACCCCTCGGCGTCGATCTTCACGGACAGGCATCGGTGTTTCTTTTTGCGCCTGAGGTGTGAGCATCGAGGGCAGGTTGTGGCGAACTCGCCATGCGTCTTGCGGACGAGCACCCCGAGCGCCCGCAACTGCTCGGCCGCGGTCAGCATGGGCCGGCAAAGTCGTCTTGCCACGACCCCGTCCCTATCGTGTTGCTACGCCGATGCGCCCGGAAGCATCCCTCGATGAACCCGACTGGGTCGATCGCGCCCTCGCGCTTCGCCCTGCCCAGCGCCTCGATGACGTTCGCCGAGCCATGGTCGCGCTTCCACTTGCCGATGAGAGGGCGAGCTTTGGCGGGGCTCATTCCGGCGTCGGAGAGCAGCTTCACCCCGGCGTCGAACATGACCTTTTCGGGATCGGCGACAGCCTGCGACGCGCTTGCCGCGTCGTTAGGTTCTTTTGAACCTAACGTACTATCCCTTTCCCTTACCCTTTCCTTAGGATCGTTGAGGGATGCCTTTTGCATCCTTGAAGGATCGCTCTTGGAGACTCCGCTATGTTCCTTTTGCGATCCCCAACGGGCCTCGTTTCCTTTCTCTGAGCGCGCCTTGAAGGACTGCTTCTTCTTCCATGCGTGATTGGCTTTCTCAGCCATTACAGGGTGATAGAGGCGACCGTCCGCGCACTTCACCCAGCCGTGCAGCGCTTCTTCGCGAACCTTCTTCCAGCCGCGAATGTCGCGTCCGAACTCCGCCAGGCGCGCAAGTGCCGTGTCATCGTCCGGTATGCTCGCGGCGGGCACTTGATGCCAACTCTTGAGCCAAAGGGACATTCCAGCCCGCCAACCGGCGTCAGATGAGCGCGCATGGAACTCAGAACCGAACAGACGCGCTCCGTCGATCGGAACGGTCGGAAAGTTCCGCAGATCGCAATCTGCGGGCGTCAGCGGCTCAGGCAAACTCATCTTCGGTTTCCATTGTGATGACGAGCCGCGGATTGGCGGCGTAGCGCTTCTTGACGATCAGGTCGGCGACGCAGCTGTCATCGCGAAACAGGATCGCGTTGCAGCCATCAAGGGCGGCCTTGGCGTAGTTGTCAGCGTCGGGTCGCGTCGTGGGCTTCAGCGAGCCCATGAGCGCCAGCTCGCGCTTCTTCTTGGGCATGGACTTCGGCGGCGCGACGAACGCGATCACGGTCAGTGTCACGGCCTCGTCGAGCGGGTCGCGGCCATCCATCGCCTCGGCCGCAGCGATCCGGATCAGATCCTCGTAGCGCTGCGTCTTGGCTGGCGTGTAGGCACGCGCAAACCCGCCACGGGTCGAGATGCGCGGGCGCCCCTTGGCGACGGGCTTGCCGGGCACGCTGAAGCTGACGAACGTCATCGGCCAGCCTCCCTCAGAATGCGCTCAGCGCCTTCGACCGCGCTCTCGCCACGATCGCGCCGCGCCTGATCGGCCAGGCAGATGGCTTCAGCGCCGCGCTCGGTCAGGCCCTGGTCGCGGAACATGGCGAGCAGAGTTGCGGGCTTAAGCGGGCCGAAGCCGAGCACGTGCGCCTTGGCGGCGCGCAGGACGAGCGGGTTGTCGGGAGACTGTCGGTTCTTCATGCCGACCGCCTATTGATTGGATCATTCGGCGCAGTGCAAGCCACCCCCCAGCTGTTCGTCTCGCTGGCGAGGGAGACAGCATTGAAGATCTGGTAGTCGAAGCCGGTGTTCGCGCAGATCATGCTATGAGCCTTTCCCGCGATTGACGGAGGCGCAGCGCAGCGCGGCGAGCGTCGACGGCCATTTGCTCCTCGATCATGTGGCGGGCGCGCTTGGCGCCGAACTCCCGACGCGCCTTTACGTAGAGAGGTCGGAGGTCGATCGGGCACCATCCGAGGCGCTTGAGGCTGCGCGTGCGGCCCGCTTTCTGGCGGTCGCACTTGGTCCACATGCCCGCGCTGTTCCGTCGTCCCCGCTCGATCAGCGCCGACATGTTCTGAGGATCGGCAAAGTGCTCTCGAACGGCGGCCTTGTGCTTCGCGCGCACTACCGGGTCCGACATCAGAGCGCCGGCGGCACAACCTCTGCAATGCCGCGACCCCTTCGCCCCGCAGGTGTCGAGATTGCGGCAGTGCGGCCGACTTTGAACCAGAGTGTCGCATGTGCGACTCTCTAATGAACGCATCTCAACTGGTGCGCCAACATGAATCCGGGCCAGTTCAACCATCAGATCATGCCGAGCGACTTCATCGCCCGCTCCATCTGGATGCTCTCCGCGTCCGTCAGCGCGCGCTTGCGGCTCAGTGCGTCGAGGTGTTCGAACAGAATGCGAGAGCGCGGCTTGGAGTGCTCGGGAACTGGGGCTGGCCGAAACTCGGCCTTGGTCTTTGCGATGATCGCTTCGCGGCGCGGCGCACCGACCGGACGCAGCGACACGCCAAGCGAGATCAGGATCGACCGCACCCGTTCATGCGAGATGCCGAACTGCTCGCCCACCTCGCGCAGGTGCGCGCCGGCCAGATAGGCTTCGGCAATCGCGCGGTTACGGGCCTGGAAGAATGCCGCCGTGCTTGCGCGCCAGCGGACGGTGACATCGGCCATTTCGAGCATCACGCCGCGAGCCTCCGGCGAATGTCCGCGATCGTCGCTTCAAGCTCGGACTGGAGCTTCAGCAGATCGGGGAGGAAAGCGGACTGCTCTTGCAGCGTCTCGCGAGCGCCACCGGGCGACGACGGGTCACGCGCCTCGACGATGCGAAGCTGCGCGCGGGTCATCACGGGCAGGATGTCGCGCTTGGCCTCGGGATCGATCGGGACGGCGCGCCCGCCCATCGTCGCCAGATACGGGTCTAGCGCTTCAACGCCGAAGCGCTGCCCGATGCGGCCGAGATAGGTCGGCGACAGGTCCGCCTTCTTGTTCGCCGCGTTGCTGATCGTGCCGAGCGACACGTCCAGCCGCTCGGCGATTTCGAGCAGCGTCAGGCTGTGTTCCATCTGGACGCGGCGCAGGATTTCGGCGACTGCTGACCGATAGGCGTCTGTTTCCTCGGCGGTATTGACGCGCAGGACGTTGCGTTCCGGCATCGTTATGATCTCCGGCTATGGGGATGAATGGAAAACAGGCGCACCGCGTCGCTGGTCAGGGGTTCACGAGAGCCAGCGGCGCGGTGCACCAGGGGAGCGCGGATGGAGGGTCGCGCCCGATCGGCGGCAGTGCCGAAACGAAAAGCTGCGCGCGCCGTGAGCAAAGGGGTGAAGCTACGGCGCGCGCCTCCGGCCTTCAGGGGGCCGAAGAGGATTTCGGTGATTGGAGCGCCCCCGCGCGGCATGGTGGAGCCTACGCAGCCGCTGCTTGTTGGTGCTCAGCGAGCGCCGCCTCCAGCTCTGCCGGGACAGGCAAATGCTGGGCCTGAGCGGCGAGCTTGATGTGCGCCAGCCTCGACGGCGGAATGCCGTTCTTGCGCCAGCTATGGACGGTCGAGACGGGGGAGAAGGTCATCTTCGCCACGACGGACGTGCCGCCGAGTTCGTCGATGATCCGGTCCGCGGTGGTGCGTTCTTGGGCCATTCCCCTTTGTTGCGATTTTCGGAACTTTTGGCAAGGGGGTATTGTTACGATAATCGCGATTGCCTAAGCTTGCCGAGTTCCGACAATAGGCGGGTGACGGGTGAGGAAGTCCGGAAGCTCATCAAAGAGCGGGGGGAGACCCAGAAAGCGATCGCCGATCTGCTCGGCATCGCTGCGAACAAGCTATCGAAGTCGCTCAAGGGCGAGCGCCGCTTCACCGTTCGAGAGGTCGACATTCTTCGCCGCTACTTCGGCGTTCCGGCACCCGACGCGCCAATTCCTCAGCGGAAAATCCCAGTCGTCGGGCTGGTCTCGGCCGGCTACTGGCGCGACGGGTTCCGCGACGTGATTGACCACGTCCCCCTGCCCGATCCGCGTCTTAGCAAAGATGCGTTTGCCGTGCGCCCCGAGGGCACGAGCATGAACCAGGTCGCGACCGATCGGGATTACGTGGTCGTCGAACCCCACGACAAGCGGCTAGTCGACAAGGGCTATTACATCGTCCGCAACGGGCACGGCGAGATGACGTTCAAGCAGTACCGCGAGAACCCGGCCCGGCTCGAACCATGCTCGGACGACCCGTCGCACTGCACGATCTTCATCGGCGAAGAAGGGTTTGAGGTCGTCGGCCGAGCTCGCAAGGTCGTCCGCGACCTGTAAGAAAAGTTCCGAAAGTCGCATTTTCCTGATTGACGGTTCCGATTATCGGAACTAGCTTGTCCCCATCAGCCCAACGAGCCGCACGGTGCGGCGAGGGCGATGGAGGACACGCAAGTGCAACGCGAGCAAGTCGTCAGCTTTGACCATCAGGGCAAGCACTACACGGCGCGCGGTTGGTACAGCGATGCGCATCAGCGCTTTCTGGTCACCAGCGTAATCGTTCACTTCGAAGCTCGCGACCGCAGCGGCTTTCCGCGTCGCCGGACCCGCTATGTGTATCGCGGCCTTGAGGGCCAGACGAAGCTTCAGCGCACTCTCGTCTTGATCGCGGCTTCGCTGCTCACGGATCGCCGTATCGGCGAGCGGGAGGCGGCGTGATGTTCTCGGAAATCACCTACCCGCAGGCAGCGAGGGCGCTGAATGACGTCACTGTCGACGCGCAGCAACTGGCCGATCGCTATATCCGGGCTGTCGACATGAACTTCGTCTCGCGCATGGATGGTGCGCTCGGGGAGTTCGAAGATATCCTCGACGAGTTCCCAGACAGCAACGTGATCGACGCCTCGCAGGCCGAGCGCATCCACGAATGCCTGACCGATCTGGCAGCCCTTTGCTTGGCCCAGGTCGCGATCGTCGCGGCCAAGTATCCCGCAGTGTTGGGAGGCGCCTAATGCGCCCGCACCCTCACCCCCCGCTGGCTGCGTACAACCGCCCGTCGCTGGACACGCTTCCGAGCGAGTACGTGCTGCGTCGGCTGCACGGCGCTGACGGGGCGGCGCAGCGGATTGCGGCGTACTTCCATGCGGTGACGCGGCGGAATGCGGCTGTGAAGGCTGCGCGCGGGCAGGTGTGGCTCTAATGCCTGCCCTGACTGATCTGCCAGAAGCTCGCCAGCGCGATGTCCCAGAGTTGTTCTGGCGGCACGTCCGCGTTGGCGCTCAAGAAGAGTGCTGGGAATGGTCAGGCCGCCTGTCCAAAACTGGATACGGTCAACTCTGGTTGGCAAAAGGCTTCACTCACGAAGCACATCGCATCTCTTTTATGCTGCATTCCGGAGAAATCCCAACTGGCCATGTAGTATGTCACAGGTGCGATAATCCAAAGTGCGTCAACCCTGCGCATCTGTTCTCTGGAACTCATGCGGACAACATAGCTGACCGCGACGCTAAGGGGCGCACTCACCGACGCGGACGCAAGCCGAACTGCATTCGCGGTCACAAGATGACCGAGGCCAACACCTACTGGCTCAATAACGTTCGATACTGCCGCGCCTGCAATCGAGAAGCGAAGGCGCGCCAAGCGGCGCGAGCCAAGTCTTTGGAGCAGTATGCATGACCTTCCAAGCCACCCCCGCCCCGCATCTCTCCGCCCTCGTCGCATCCGCCGCCGCCGCGAACGTGCGGTTCACGTCCTACGCCGCGCGCGCTGACCTCGACGCGGACCGTTTCCGCGAACTGGAGCAGGCCGACCACGACGCCCGCCGCGCTGTCCGCGCGAAGCTGGCGGAGATGGGGGTTTGCCCGAGAGCACTAGGAGCTTTGTTGTGAGCAAGCCCGAGAACCCGCCCGCGTTTCCGCAGCCCGGCTTCCCGCGAGAGCCCGGCATGACCCTGCGGGACTGGTTCGCGGGGCAGGCGTTGACCGGCTTGGTGTCCGGTCATTTGGCTGCCAGTCCGGACCATAACATTGGCAGCGAGGACGGGCCGCACCTTGCGACCGAGTCCTACCGCATCGCCGACGCCATGCTCTCCGCGCGAGGTGACGCATGACCCGCGCCCTCGAAATCCTCGCCTCGCGCGAGTTCCGCACACCAAGGTGACGTTCTGATGGACAACCCCTTCGACATGCCCGCCGGCTCGTTCGACTTCGCGTCGGAGGCTGAGACGCCGAGCGCCAGCCCAAGCAAGCGTGGCCCCGTCTACCACGACAAGCTGATCCAAGGCTCGGATGAATGGCTAGCAGCCCGCTGCGGTCTGATCACCGCGTCGGAGATGAAGCACCTGCTCTCACCGAAAACGCTGAAGGTCGCCGACAACGAGAAGACCCGCGCGCACGTCTACGAACTGTTGTTCCAGCGCCTAACCGGGTTCGTTGAGCCGCACTACATCAGCGACGACATGCTCAGAGGCCAGGAGGACGAGTTTTACGCTCGCCAGCTCTACGCCGAGCACTTCGCGCCAGTGCAGGAAGTCGGCTTCATCACGAACGACGAGTGGGGCTTCACGATCGGTTACAGCCCCGACGCTCTGGTCGGCGATGACGGCCTGATCGAATGCAAGTCGCGCCGCGGCAAGTATCAGATCCAGACGATCGCCGAGAATGAAGTGCCGGAGGAATACATCCTCCAGCTTCAAACCGGACTGCTCGTCACCGGGCGCAAGTGGATCGATTTCATCAGCTATTCGGGCGGGCTGCCGATGTTCGTCAAGCGCGTCGAACCCGACCCGCTGATCCAGGGCGCGATCGTCGCTGCCTGCGCGCATTTCGAAGCCAAGCTTGCCGAGAAGGAGCGCGAGTACCGCGCCACCCTCACCACCATGCCGAAGGTCATCGAGACCGAGCGGCGCATTGAGATGGAGATGTTCTGATGGCGGGCTCTGATCTGCCGGAAGGCGCGACCTGCGGCGATTGTGTTCACATCCGGCGCTGCGGAGCGATGTTCGGGCACGTTGCGACCGACACTTACTGCGATTGGGTGCCGAGTAAGTTTCGCGCGACGCAACCAGCACCTCAGTTTCTCGCGACCGAGGACGGCGAGTTCAACGGCAACTCGGAGATCCGGGTTTGCGACTGCGAACGCTCGGCCAACGGCTTGGGATTGAGCGGGCGCCCTTGCGACTGCGGCGCCCCGATCGGCGAGGTCTGCCCAGACTGTGACGGTCGCGGCTGCGACGATGACATGCTCTGCCCGATGCCGTGTGAAGCCTGCTGCGGAAAGGGCATCATATGACCAGCCTCCTCCCCTGCCCCTTCTGCGGCTCCGAAGCAGAGTTCGGCGTGGTCAACACCACCCCGACAGACCCCGATTTCGGCGGTCACTTCATTCAGTGCACCGCACCCGACTGCCACGGCTGCATGGGCCTTCGTTTTCCGTGCGGCGACGATCCTCGGCCCGCTCTCGCCGAGGCTTGGAACAGCCGCTGTCATTCAACTCAAGGAGAAATCTGATGGGCGATATGTCCGCCGTCATTATCCCGAAGTCCGACCAGATCAACGCTGACGACCTGATCGCGGGACCGAAGACCTACACCATCGAGGCCGTGGAAGTGCGGCCCGGCACCGAACAGCCGGTCAACATTCACCTCGTCGGCGAGGATCGCGCCTGGCGCCCGTGCAAGTCGATGAGCCGCGTGCTTGTCGCCGCATGGGGTCCGGACTCCGCCAAGTACAAGGGCAAGAGCCTGACGCTCTACCGCGACCCGAAGGTGAAGTGGGGCGGCTTGGAAGTCGGCGGCATCCGCATCTCGCACATGAGCCACCTCGACCGCGAGATGCTGATGCAGCTCACCGCGACGAAGGGCAAGCGCGCGCCGCATATCGTGAAGCCGCTCGTCGACGCGCCCCCGCCGCAGACGGACGACCGCGCCGCCAAGTGGGCCGCGAGCTTCATCGCCGGGCTTGCGCGTATCGAGGACGACGCCGCGCTGACGGCCCTGCTCGAACAGCAGGAAACGCGCCTGGCCGAACTGGCGAACAAGCGGCCGGAACTGCGTGCGCAGATCGACACGGCGATCGAGGCGCGTCGGGGCGAGTTCAATGCCTTCGACACAGCCGGCACGACCGCCGACCCGTTCGCCGACGACCAGCCGGCGCTGACTGAGAACTGAGATCAACCAGGGAGCCCCGGAGCCTAACAAGCTCCGGGGTAGCAATCACGATGACCACCCCCACCGAACGCGAAATCCTCCGCTGCCTGAGCAGCAGCGAGCCGATGACGAAGGGCGCGTTGCAGAAGCTTGTGGGCGCCGATGCGCTTGCTGACGTTCTCCGAACGGCGGGATCGGCTGGACTGATCACGGTGAAGTTTGTTCGAGGCCCGCGCGGCCAGCTTCTCGGGTCGGGCTATGTGCTGACGGAAAAGGGCGCGGATGCGTGCGCGGAGATGGAGCGGCGCGGCAAGGCATTCGACGCGTTCATCGACAGCGAGTTTGGCCCCGACCCTGCTCACCCCGCGTTCCACACGCCACCCAAGCCCCGCCCCCTGCTCGCGCGGATCGCGGCTTTCGTGTGGGGGCGGTGATGTTCGACTTTGCGATTACCCACCAGTCGCAACTTCAGCCAGAGCGCAACAAGTTTCACAAGGGCAACGGCAGCGACGGCAAGCATTACTGGCTTACGCCGCCGAAGCTCTATGCCGAACTCAACGCCGAGTTTCACTTCGACTTCGACCCGTGCCCGTATCCGAAGCCCGACGATTTTGACGGGCTGACGTGCGAGTGGGGGCAGTCCAGCTACGTCAACCCGCCGTTCGGATCCATCATCCACCAGGGCAAGAAGAAAGGCCCGACCGCGTGGGTGCGCAAGGCCATCGCCGAGCAGCAGAAAGGCAAGCGCGTCGTGCTTGTCTACCCGGTCGACAAGTGGGTGCTGATGCTGCTCGGCGCGGGCGCGAAGGTTCGCAACCTCGGCGACGTGAAGTGGCTGGCAACCGAGGACGGGTCTGAGGGCAAAGGCACCGGGCGGCACATCGCCTGCTTCATCTTGGAGCCCTCAGCATGACCGCCCGCGACCACTGGCGCGCGGTGTGGCTGCGCGAAGGGGCTGTGTTCACACGCAGGGAGCCGGACAGGCCGTTTTGGATCCCCGAATGGGAAGTGCGGCGGCTGCTGAAAAGGAGGGCGGCGTGATGATGAACCACAGCATTCACGACCTCGAAATTCCGAAGGAAAAGCCATCGCTCGCCGAGATTGCGGCCATGCCATACCCGGTGAGCGAACTGACGATGCGGCGCTTTTATGATCCGCTCTGGGGCAAAGACAAAGGCGAAGGCGACACCGTAAAGTGGAAGGTCGAGATCAGCTACAGCTACGTCGTCAAGGAGCGCTCAGTCGTCGAGTACGAAGTCGAGGCGTGCACGGCCGAGGATGCCAAGCGCCTCGCGGAAGAGATGTTCGACAACGACGACAATATTGAGGGCGGCTGGGACGCTGACGACTTCGAAATCGACGACGTCGATGTTCAGGAGGTCGCCCAATGACCCGCCCTGTCCTGCCGCCAGCACGAAAGCGCGCGCCGCATCGCACGGTCGGGGGAAGCTGGCGGGAGGTTAGGAGGAAGTGACATGGCTCTACGTGCCCGGAACGTCCTCTCCTTGTGCGCCGGCGTTGGAGGACTCGAACTTGGCATCGCACTCGCCCTGCGCTGTCGGGGACAGGATGCACGCGGCATCTGTTACGTGGAGAGGGAAGCAGCAGCCGCCGCAAGCCTGGTCGCGTCGATGGACGCGGGTTGGCTTCATCCGGCACCTGTCTGGTCTGACCTGCTCACCTTCGACGCTCGACCATGGCGTGGCCTCGTTCATATCCTCGCTTCAGGCGATCCCTGCCAGGACAACAGCGTTGCCGGAAAGCGCGCCGGAGCTGATGGCGAGCGCTTCCTCGCTCCCGAGGTCGTCCGCATCGCCGACGAGTGCCGGCCTGATCTTATCTTCCGGGAGAACGTCCCGGGGAACGCAGGCGAGCAACTTGCGGCCCTCGTCCCGGCATTGGAGCGATTGGGCTACCGCGTTGCGTGCGGAATATTCAGCTCGGCCGAGACCGGAAACACCATGCGACGCGAGCGACTGTTCGTCTTGGCCGAGCGCCAAAGTAGCAACGGGGGCCTACAGCTACGCGCGCGGGGATCACGACAAGCCGGTGCTGAACTTGGAGGGTGCCGCCTTGGAGTGGAAGGCTCCGAACGTGCCGAACGGTGGCCGCTCGACGACCCACGCGGAGCGCAAGGGCAACACGCTCTACCACGACGGGCAGAAAGTGCAGGAAGGCTTGGAGGCTCAGGCGAAGTCTTGGTCCAGCCCGAAAGCCTCGGATCCGGAAAAAGCGGGGCCGAACATGCGGGGCAGCAAGGGCGACGTGCCGCTGCCGGGGCAGGCGGCGAACTGGCCCGCGCCAGCGAACCGCGACCACAAGGGCAGCAGCGAAGGCAGCATCACGAGGCAGGACGGGAAGTCCAGAGCCGACATGCTGGACTACGCAGCGGAGCAGTTCTTCCGCCCGCCGTCATCCCCGGCCCGACCGATAGCCGGTGGATCGATGTCCTCGACCGCTTCCCCGAACTCCAACCAGCCCTCAGTGAAGAGGAAGCTCAATCCCATCTTCGTCGAGGCGTTGATGCGATGGCCCACCGGGTTGAGCGGCTTCGAGCGACAGGAAATGGCGTGGACCCGGTGGTGGCAGCTACAGCTTTCCTTCGTCTTGGCGCTCTGCTCGCAGAGGCCGGCTCAGGATCGTCTTTTGTGAGGAAAGCAGCATGACCGAGATCACACAAGCGGATCGCGAGCGGCTGGCGGCTGAGGCGTTGCGCGACCTGATGGCGACGCGACTTCGCCTTTCAGCCAAGCTCAACACCGAACTCGCCGCCGGAATGACGGGGCACGGCCAGAATGCTTTGCGTGACCACTTCCTGAGTTGCGCGAAGCTCATGCTCGATGCCGCCGCTGAACTGACGCAGCGCCCGACCCAGGCGCGGGAGGGGTGAGGTGAAACCATACAGCCCCGAGACGCTGGCTGACCGCTGGGCTTGCAGCGCCGAGAAGGTTCGCCGCATGGTTCATTCCGGCGAGCTGGCGAGCTTCCGACTTGGCAAGCTGATTCGCATTCCGGCTGCCGAAGTGGAGCGGTACGAGTGCCAGAATACCGGCTTGTCAGACACAGAGGAAAGTTCAGCCTCGCCTTCAACGAGCCGGGACGAGGACGTGTTCGCGTCGCGCTTGGTACGGATGACCGGGGCGAAGCAGAGGCTCGCGCTCGTGAACTGTGGCGGGCTCGAAATGCCCCCATCGGCGACAAGGTAGCGAACCTGTGGGACGCCTATGTCACCGACCGCAAGGCGAATGTCGCCCGCACGGATCGGTTCGACAGCTTATGGGCCGCCCTTTCCCCAAACTTCGGACACCGCATCGGTTCGGCGATCACGCGCGACGACTGCAAGGCGTATGCGAAGATCCGCGAGCGCGCCGGCAAGCGTCCCTCGACCATAAAGACCGAGCTGGAGTTTCTGCGGGCCTGCCTGCGCTTTCACTATGGCCCGAAAGCGCCCGCGGTATGGGTGCCGCAAGAGTCGAAGCCGCGCGACCGCTGGCTGACAAAGGACGAGGCGAAGCGCCTGCTCGACGCGATCGAGACGCCGCACGTTCGGCTGTTCGTGGAACTGGCACTCGGCACCGGGGCGCGCATGTCCGCGATCCTCGACCTGACATGGGACCGGGTGGACTGGCGCTCGGGAACGATCGACTTCAACCCCGCAGGGCGCGAGATCACGAACAAGCGCCGGGTGACAGTGCCGATGAGCGCGCGCGTGCGGGCTGCGATGGAAGAAGCGCAGAAGGCCGCGCTGACGGACCATGTGATCGAGTATGGCGGCAAACCCGTTGCGAGCGTCAAGAAGGCGATCCAGGCGGCTGCCCGACGTTCGGGCGTGCCCTGCTCGCCGCACGTGTTCCGGCATACCGCAGGCGTGTGGCTGGCCGAGGCAGACGTGCCGATGCAGAAGATCGCGCAGTATCTCGGGCACACGTCAACGCGCGTCACCGAGCGGGTCTATGCCCGATATTCGCCGAGCTACATGCGCGATGCGGCGGCTGCGCTCGACTGGTGA